CATGTAGCTATTTTTCTTGGAGATGAGGTATTACATCATTTAACCGATAGACTATCTTGTAGAGAACCATATTCTCCATGGTTGTTAAAATGTACAGGAAAGAGGTATCGCTATGCTTCGTAAAATAAAATTATATGGAGAACTTGCAGAATTTGTAGGACATAAAGAATTTGAAGTAAAAGCAGACACTTTAGCTAGTGCAATTAGTTTTTTAGTAAATAATTTTGAAGGAATAGATAAATTTATGAATCCTAAATATTATCAAGTAAAAATTGGAAATTATGCAATAGATGAATCAGAGATTGGTCATCCCATAGGAAAAGAAGATATACATTTTGTTCCTGTTATTACTGGTGCTGGTAGAGGTTTTGGAAAAATATTACTAGGAGCAGCGTTAATCGCTGGAGCATTTTTATTTACACCATTAGCTCCTAGTCAGTTTTTTAATCCTATTGTTTCTCCAGGATCTTTTGCAGCAGCAGGTGGTATAACAAAAGCAGTTGTAGGTTTAGGTGGTGCTTTGATTTTACAAGGTGTTAGTGAAATGTTATTTCCTTTGCCTAAACCTCCTAGTTTTGAATCAGAAGAAGATCCTAGATTATCATTTAGTTTTGGTGGAACGCAACAAACAGGGCGAGCAGGAACTCCTGTTCCTTTAGTTTACGGAGAGATATTTACTGGTAGTGTTGTAATAAGTGGTGGTATTGATACTGAACAGGTGCAAGCATGATTGAAAAGAAACATCTTATTCGAGGTGCGAAAGGTAATGATCCACCTCCATCGCCTCCGCAACCGACCAGAGAACCTGACACTTTACACAGCAGACAGTTTGCTACTTTTCTTGATCTTGTTTCAGAAGGAGAAATAGAAGGTTTTGCAACAGCATCAAAAGAAGGAAGAACAAAAGGTACAACTGCATACAACAATGCTGCACTCAAGGATGTTTTTCTTAATAACACTCCAGTATTAAGAGCTTCGGCAGATTCTACAAATCCTCAAACTACAGATTTTAACTTTCAGGATGTAAAATTTACTCCCCGTTTTGGTACTGGTAGTCAAACAAAAATACCTGGAATTGAAAGTAGTGTATCAACAACAACAGTAGGAGTAGAAGTTACAGCAAGTACCCCAGTAACAAGGCAGATAACAAATACAAACGTAGATGCTGCTAGAGTATCTATTACTTTCCCTCAATTACAGAAAGCTACAGATGAAGGAGATTTATTAGGTTCAGAAGTTCAATTAAAAATAGCTGTTCAATATAATTCTGGTGGTTTTACAGATGTTATTACTGACACTATTAAAGGTAGAAGTGGAGATGCGTACCAAAAAGATTATCGTGTAGCGATTACTGGCTCTTTCCCTGTTGATATTAGAGTCAGCAGAGTTACAGCAGATAGTACAGATACTAATTTGAGAGATGCTTTTCAATGGTCAACTATTGGAGAGATTATTGATGATGCTTCAACTTATTTAAATAGTGCATATAGTTCGATAAGACTAGACTCAATGCAGTTCAGTTCTATTCCTGCTCGTAAATTTAGGATAAGAGGAATAAAAGTAAGGATTCCAGGAGCAGGTGCATCCAGTTCTGGCACTCCTACTGTTGATAGTAACACTGGTCGGATTGTGTATCCTGATGGATATATTTTCAACGGAGTTATGGGAGCAGCCACATGGACTTCATGCCCTGCAATGGTACTGCTTGATTTACTTACAAACAGTAGATATGGATTTGGAGATCATATAACAGATAGCACTCTTGACCTTTTTAGTTTTGTAAATGCCAGTAAATTTGCTAATACTCTTGTAGATGATGGTGCTGGGGGACAGGAGGCTAGATTTAGTTGCAACGTAAACATACAAAGTCCTAGAGAGGCATTTGATTTAATAAATGATTTATCAGGTGTGATGAGATGTATGCCAATATGGTCTGCTGGAACAATAACTATTACGCAAGATAAGCCTACAGATCCTAGTTATTTATTTAATTTATCAAATGTAACCTCAGAAGGCTTTTCATATTCTGGAAGTAGTTTAAAAACTAGACATAGTGTTGTATCTGTCTCCTATTTCAACATGGACAGTCAAGAAGTTGATTTTGAAGTTGTTGAAGATGCCACCTTAAAATCAAAGATAGGAACTGTTGTTAAGCAAGTAAAAGCATTTGCGTGTACTTCCCGTAATCAAGCTCGAAGATTGGGAAGGGCACTTATTTTTGCTGAAAATAATGAGTCTGAGGTAGTCGCATTTTCTACATCTATAGATTCTGGTGCTGTTGTTAGACCTGGTGCGATTATCGAAATAAATGATCCAGTAAGAGCAGGGGTAAGAAGAGGTGGAAGATTGAAAGCAGTTACTTCCACAACTGTTGTTACTGTTGATGATACTAATGCAACTGATCTTCCTACAGATGGAAGTCCAACTTTGGGCTTGATATTACCTGATGGAAGTTTTGAAAGTAAGTCTGTCTCATCTATCTCAGGTGGAACAATTACTGTTTCTGAAGCATTTTCACAGAC